TGATAGTTTTCAGTCAAAGCCATATTCAACACATCAGAGTCCATGCCAGACAGAGCAATAGATATACCTGTAGGCTTGAGGTCTAGAGTATCTTCAATGCTTGATATTGCAAGTAGTGTTCCTGCGCCTGTATAAGTTTCAGAGTTTATAACCAGATCATCATTTCCTGACCAAAGCAAAATGTCGTCTGTATCAAACTCTGCCTTAACTGCTATAAATAATTGTTGATGATCATCTGCAAGTCTGTTGGTTATGGCTGTATCTATGCCTTGCCTTGTAGCCATTACACAACCTCAATGCAAGCAAAACTTATACCATATAATGATCTATGGTCTGCTGACCATTCTGTGTTGTTATCTGCCAATCTAAATAAACCTTTTGGATTTTGGAAAATCACAAAGTGTCCATTGGCTAATGTTGATCTTAACTTAGGCTCTGTCTGTACTGCGTATTGATTTGGACTACCGCTTGTTTCAGTTGCATCTTCTACAGCCATAACTAGCTGTACTGGATTAGCTGTAGCAGATGCCGCACCAAGTACACCAAGATAGTCTCCTTTTTTTATCGTGCCACTGTTACTACCAGTTGTTTTGAGGTTCAGACCTGTAGCACCTTTTACATTCATCTGTACTTTGCAACCACTTGTAGCACCTTCATTGACCAACGTGCTATCGGTTACTACAACTGTGTTACTAGTTTTAGTGGTGATCTTGTGAGTGCCATTGTTTTCTTCATTAGTCATACCAGTTATGTGTATGAAGTCTCCAACTATTGCATTAGCAAATGTACTCGCACTTGCAGTTATCGTATTGGTATTTGTCACAGTTAAAGATACATTAGTGTTAGACACCCTATTCTCGCCTATTAAATGCGTTGTGCCGAACGTTCCTGTGTTGGTTAAGGCATCAGGGTCAGCAAACTTAAAATGGTTTGTAGTGCCTTTTAATTGCATTAGAAAGGATTGCCACTCTACAGCCTGTGTTCTGTTTAACGGTGGCAAAGTAACCTCTGCTTGCCAGAATACGGCATCAAACTCTTGTGTTCTTTGTTTTCCAGAAAACGGTGATGCTGTTTGTCCTACTGCCCTATATAAACTAAAATTGCTTCTAACAAAATTAGGTGATGTTGGCATGTCTATAATTTTAGCCACCTAGTAGCCCCTTTCTATATTGTCCACCGCGCATTGCTGCTTCTAACACTGCGCCCTTTGTAACATCTGATATTTGCGGCAACATCTTCTGCACTTCTGCTCTAACTGTTGGCACTACACCTGTTGAGAAATTTACTGATTGATTTACTACAACAGAACCGCCACCCATAGCATTTTTGCTATTCATATTGTTCATGACCGTACCGCCTGTATTTGGAACAAATATTTCTGGACCACGTTCTCCTACCATGTAAGCACTGCCTCTTTGCACTGTACCACCGCCTGCTACAAAGTTGCTTGTATCTATGTAGTTTTCTCCTAGTATTTGTTGATTCGTGCCGCTAGATTGCGCTCCTCCAATAGTCGGTAAGGCATTTGCGCCTGTAAGATTGAAAACCTGATTTAGTATTTGATTAACTACCGCCATTTGCATAAATATAGTTATGATCTGTGAAACAATATTTCTTGCAAAGTTTTTAAATGATTCTAGTGCGTTTTGTCCTTCTAATAATGAATCAACAAAGTCTTTTGTAAAAGCATGAGCAGATGATGTAATTGCTTCTTCCATTGCTTGTGTAAAAAGATCTACTTCTTGCAATTCATCTTGCAATTTTTGTAAGTGTTCTAAAACAGCTTGTCCTTGTTCTGGATCAAATAATGGATTGCCCTTCGCATCTAGTGTGCCTGCCGCAAGTGCTTCACGCAAAGTATCTATTTTCACTTGTAGTCTATCGTATTCAGGAATTGTATCTTGGAACAATTTATTAAATTCATTTTGTAAAGCTATTTGTTCATCAGTTAAAACTACCTCTTGTGCATTTTCTTTGTTCAACAAAGCCTTCTCTGATCTTATTCTTGCAGTAAGGTTTATTGACCTATTAGTTAAGCCTTGTATTTTTTCTTCTAATTCCGCTGCTCTTTTTGTGATTGCATTATTTCCTTTACCCAACGCAATTAACTCATTAAGTGCATTTAGCTCTGGTGTAAGACGCGACATTTTATCTAAGGCAATTTGCCTTTGCATCTCATCACCTGCTATTCTCTGTTCAGGTGACAATTCTGCTCTAAACTGCGCCTGTTGTGCTGTTTCTACTAATTCACCTCTTGCCGCTCTTCTGGCATTCAACATGCCAGTAGCCATTTCTGTCAAAGCATCAGTGATTTCTTTAAGAAAGTCACCTAATCCGCTTTGAAAAACGTCATCAGCTAACTGCTTAAATGCTATATTCATATTTGAAGCCTTTGTAGACAGGTTGTCCATTTTGGCTTCCATTGCACCACCAAACCTTTCTTGTAATCCTTCTGTCAAGGCTTTAACCATTTTGGCTGCACCATCTGCTGTTTTTCCAAACTTGGCTATGTCATCTTTTCCAAGATTTAACTTTTCTGAAAGTATGCCCAATACATCAATACCCCTATCAGAGATCATGTTAAGTTCTTCTAATCCCATGCCGCCAGATGCTGACCTTTGTACCATTCTTATTAATGCCTCAAATGTACCTAGCTGATCCACTGATACAGAAGCAGTATCTGCGAATGTTTGTAGCATTTGCATGTTAGGTTCTAAACCTGCAGATTTTAGTGCAATGAATGCTTTGGTGGCATCTTCTATTTGAAAAGGCGTTGTTTGTGCAAAAGTAAAAACCTTTTGCATAGCCGCATCACCTGCTCGCATACTGCCAAATACTTGATCTAAAGAGTCCTTTAAATCTTCAAACTGCATTCCTACTGTGGCTATAGATGAGCCTGCTTTTACAAAAGCTGCTGCTGCCGCTACTGCTGCAATCTTACCTGTAGTAAAAGCTGATGACATTGATGCACCTGCTTGCTTAGAATTTTTATCTATTTTATTAAGGTGTTTATTTGTCTCACCTAATTTTTTACGCAGGTCTTTGGTGTCAGCCTGTATCTTTACTATAAGTTCATCTACTGTAGCCATT